CACACGTTCTCGATGTGGGCGCTGTCGGTCAGGTAGTATTTGGTAAGGGCTTCTTTTTCCTCAACTCCTTTATCAACAATAAGACTTTGCGGCGCAACTCCGCATCTTTCACTCTGTCTCCCTGTATCAAGGGCGACAACGCCACCAGGGTCTTGATGAGCCCCTGGTGACACTTGTTGCTTATCTCTACCATCACCAGTCATAGTCTGTTCCTTGATTTGTTGATTGTGACGGCTGTTGGTATGGTGCGGTATAGCCCTGCTGACGGTATGGCGGCTGCTGTACCTGTACCTGTGGTTGTGGCTGTGGTTGTGGCTGTCCGTCCGCAACACGCAAGGCGGCAAACTTCATCGAGGTGAAGTATTGGATACCGTTGCGACCTTCCCATCTGCGGCCTGTCAAGTAGAAGTCCACATCCACTTCATGGCCTTCAAGCTGGGGACGCATCGACATGAGGGTGTTGATATCTTCACCCGTGACGTCAAAGGCGTGGTAATTGGTGACCGTGCCACCGGATTTCGATGTGTAGTCCTGGGTGATGATCAGTTGGCATTTCCAGAACTCATTGCCGTTGCGGCCCACATTCTGCTCGGGTGTCAACTCAAAGAATCTGCCTCTTATCGTGAACTTATTCATGGTCGCCTCCTTTCTTTAAGACATTGATATAGTCCTCTGCTTCGGCGATGCGCTCATGGATCGTGGCGATGGCTTCGTCGTTGCGCGGGATGGTGACAACATACATCGGCTCTGCCAGGAACGGGCAGTACACGATGAAGTCACATGCCGTGGCTCCAGTGCAGTCCATCTCGGCCATCACCTGCCAGTAGTAGTCGCTATTGGCCTTCTTGAGGGACTCCGCATCCTTGATGAGGTAGCGGTACTTGATTGCCGTGTCCGGGTTCGGGCACTTGATCTCAATCACCTTGTCTGTCGACAACACACAGCCGTCAGGACTGGCGGCATACAAGGGGATGTCCAGATGCTCTATGCTGCTCACCTCGGTGACCTCCACCTTGTTCAACTCGGCATACAGGCGGCGCGCCTCCTCCTCGTTGTCGTGGCCCCACTGAACGGCCTTGTTGAAGATGCCGGTCTGCTCGACATACAGGGCGAACATCTCATCATCTTCCACAACCTTCTCGCTGAGGCTGCGCTCGGCCAAGATCTTGAAGATGTAACTCTTGGCGGTGTCACCGAACACCTCGTCTTTCTTGCGGCCCGACACCATCAGTTTGCCGATGGCACTGCCTGTCCAGTGACCTAGCCTGGCACGGTGCCAGTCAAGGCTGCCCTGCAGGAAAGAACGTCCTTCTTTGATGTCTATAATCGGGTTCATTGCTCTTCAGGGAATAAGGTTTCAGTTGTCGTGGAATCGGTCGTGTATTCAGTCTCGTCAGGTTCGGGCGACTCTTCTTCCGCTTCCGCTGCACTGACATCGGTTACAGCGGCTGCGGCAACTTCGGCCAGCGACTTCTTTGCCTCTTCCCTATCGTTGTCAACGTAGTGGTAGGTGCCGCTTCCGTCGCGCTGCACACTCTGGTCGGCTGCGACTGCCATCTGCATCTGCGTGTCCTTGGGCACCCACTTGTTGATAAGCTGTTTCACACAAGTCTTCAGCGCCATAGCGTCGAAGTCCGTTGTCCATTTACTGGAGTTGCGGGTGTATGCGTTGTTGCTGCGGTAGGTCTGCGAGTAGCGCTTGCCGTGCTTCTCGGCCTCTTCAACGGTCATGTACACCGTCTTCTCAAAGCCGTTGATGAGTTTGACATAAGCGAAGTAGCCGATCACCTTGTCGCTCTTCTTCTCTCCGGTGATGTCGACATCGCCCGTGAGTTTGGAGAACGACTTCAGTTCGCCCTCGTAAACGACATCAGCGTTCAGCGTGCGCACGACACCGCTTCGCTGGGCCAGCGTGACAAGACCCTTCCAGCCCATCTGGAACTGGGCCTCGATATTGCCAGCTTTGCCGTTCTTGAACGGGATGACGTATGCCATTCCCAGGTTCTTGTCCAGCGGCAGGTTCAGTGCAGTGGCTGTCAGTGCTGCATACATCAGTGTCTGCGGCTCACAAGACTGCAGATTGCGGTCGTTGCTGACCAGTGCGGTGAGGTTGCTCACAAACTCGCCTTTCTTCTCACCCAACACGTCGGTCAGGTAACCTTGTGTGCGCGTGTCACGCAGCATCACATTGAATTCTTTTAATGTACTCATTGTTTTGATAATATATTTTAGTGCCCTCTTACACCTTCGGGCTTTGGTTCTATAAATAAAAACCGCCCTGCGCTTCCCAGCGTGAGGCGGGAGATTACTAAGCAATAGTTGAAATTGTTTTACCAACTCGTTTTTATTCCCAAATCATGTTTGCCGCCCATGAGGGAGTCGAACCCCCATGAGCGTGTAAATAGTATAAGTGTCCTTACTTGTCCCACTTGCTCTCAACATCGCTCGCATGGTCCGGGTGTCAGCCTCGCCATGGTCACCGCAGATGTATCTGCTTGCCCAGGTATCCTTCACTTTCCCCTATTTGGGTTCAGCGCCAGTCGCCTCCCTCGCGTGCGTCACTGGATTAGCGGGTTTATTAACGTGACCCCTCGCACATCTGTCACGTCGGCTGACCGTCAGCCCATGATGGCGCGTTCTATCTCCTCACGCCCAAAGAGGACTTTGGAGTTTGAGGCAGCGCCCTGCCTGTGGCCTTCAATGCGGCCTTGTTCGATGAGGTTGCTGATGACGGTACGGCCATATTCCTTCTCTGCCTGTCTGCGGCTCAGCATCGGCGTGTTGGCCGAGCGGATGCCCTTGGCGACTGCCGACTCGATGAGATTCTTCAATTCGTCGGCGGCGAGAACGATATATTGGCCACGTCTTTTCATCACTTAACCCAATAAACCGTTTTTATAAAGATTTCTCTCGATACTGAACACCTGTTTAAGCGAAATACCATAAGCATCTGCAACGAGTTTTGCAGCAACATTCTTTTTCATATGGTTTTCATTCATCAGAAACTTGACATCAGCAACAATCTCTTTATGTAGATTGAGCCTTATGGTGTTACGAGCGTTCCGCGCTTTCTTGGCTTCTTCTCTCGCTATACGCCACTCTTCTTTGAGTGTGTTTACCTTATCCATATCTAAAGAAATCTTTATCTTCATATTGATGAACTTTTTATTCTACTTTACTGAGTTCGCATGGTATTGCGGTGATGTACACAAGGTACTGACCGCCATCCACCTTTTCGGTTTTCGTCTTGTAGTTGGAAACGCCATCAGGCAGGTAGCACTTCTTGACGTAATCCACCATCGACGTGGCCGAGTTGCTGGCAAGTGCATTAGGTACAAGAAAGCACTTGGTTTCTCCAGCCTTGATTTTTAATATATCCTCTTTAGTTACCCTCATTTATTTAATTAGAAAAAATCTAAAAAAGTTTGGCAGGTCATAAAATGTTGTGTACCTTTGCCTTTGCTACAAGATTTGGACACTAATTTTGTGCCCTGCCTTACTTTTGTTTGTTTAACTCGATGCAAAATTAGGGTATTTCTTAATTGCTGCAAAACTTTTCATAAGATATTTTCTAAGTTTAACATATATTAAGAGATACAAGGTATGAATACGATTCAAAGATTTAAGGCATATCTTGATAAAAAATGTATCAAGAATGCACAAGCAGAGAGGGCGTTAGGCTTTTCTAACGGACTTATAGGAAATGCAGTTAAGGGTAATGCAGCAATTGGCAGTGACAAATTAGAAAAAATTCTAATCGCTTATCCCGACTTGTCAGCCGAATGGCTTTTGCGTGGAACTGGTAACATGATCATTGGCGAAGGCATCAACCCGGAGCAAGTGTTCAAGGCAATGAATATGCCACCCAACAGTGACAAGATAATAAATGTGTGGCTGAAATTCATGGAGGTTACTGAGGGGATGCAGGAAATCTACAAGCAATCAATGTGATGAAACAAGCGATATTTCATGTACGAGCACACCTGGCCCTTCCCCTCATAATATTATTTTATTATGTGAGTTTCGTTTCTCTGGAATTTTCACCCGCTTTCCTTTCCCATTTCGTCATATCCATTGTCGTTACCAGTTCGCTCGGAATAGACCTTGAATTTATGACGTGGGCCAAAGGTGGCTCGGTAAACATTCTGGTGAGAACTCTGTGCCGATATAGTATCGCAATCCCCTATTGCGTTTGCTTCGCCAGCGTACACAAACCAACAATTCCTCGTCAGTATGAGTCACCTGTCGTCGGCCAGTTGGACGTTGCAGGCTTTGTGCGCACGTTGGTATATTACCATCGACCGGTCTCTTTTCAATGCAAGGCTTCTCGAGCCTCTGGGACAACCGAATATACATACCCTCCTCTATGTCTGGCATTACTGCACAAAAAAGCAGCTTGCCGTGCTTTGTCTGGGAACAAGCAAACGGTAGCAAGCCGCTATTGTTGGATTGCCCTCACGGGCAGTCGATGGTATCCTTACTTTTCGTTTGCTCTCCCCCCAGACAAGCGAGAGCAAAGTTACAACCGCATTACATGCGCCACCAAATCCCATTCACTTTCATTAACACGATAAAGTTTTCAAACTGTTTTCAAAAAAATGGCAGATACAACGTAACTAACTGACTGACAATAACCACACTTGAGTTTCCCAAGCCGAGGGTCGCGGGTTCGAGTCCCGTCTATCGCTCCCATTGAAAATCAATAGATTAGGCTGAAACTCAATAGGTTATCAGCCTAACTTTTTATCCTATCACTGCACGAAAGTGTGCACTTTACATCAAAAAGTGTTGTAAAGTGCACATAAATGTTTTCAAATTGTTTTCAAATTTTTTTAATATTATTTAACTGGTTATGGCTACATTCAAAGCGATTATAGACCGAAAAAGGGCAGACGACACGTACAATGTACGCATCCGTGTGACCCATAAACGCAGACTTGCGTACATTCCAACTGACTTATATGTCCATAAGAACTATGTACGCAACAGCAAGAAGGCCGGCATGGTCATCAATGACTACCGTGTCCTGGACAAGATTAAGGTTATCATCAGGCGATACATGCGCATCTGCGACGAGAATGATCTGCGCGGGCTTGATGTCAAAGGCGTCGTTGCGCTCATCAATGCGAACGATAAAGACGATGTCATGGCTACCGACTTCGTGGAACACGTGCGACGTGAGGCTGACAAACTCAAAGCCACTGGGCACACTGGAACCGCAGTAAGTCGAATAACTGCGATAAATGCCCTCTGCCGCGTTCTCGGCTGCGATGTGATACCTTTATCATCCTTGACGAGAAAGCGCGTCAGAGATGCCTTTCTGTTAATCTCAGGCAATCGTGCGCCGTCGCTGTACAAGGCGCAACTGCAAGCCGCTTACAATTCACTGATGAAAGAGTATAACATCGATGCCGATGTGATACCGTTCAACCCGTTCTCTGGTATAGATGTGAAACGGCACGACCCACCGAGGAAGCGTGCCCTTGACGTGGACAAAATCATGTCAATATTTGAAATGAAAGACGAGCCGTTGAAAGAAGGCACTAAAGGCGCGAGATACAACCTTGCTAAAGACGTGTTTATGTTGTCTTTCTTCCTCGTCGGCATGAACTCGGCTGACCTGTTTTCGTGCAGCCAGTACAAGGATGGAAGGATAATCTATGAGCGGCAGAAGACACGCAACAGGCGCAGCGACAGGGCATTGATGAGTGTCAAGGTGCCCGATGCAGCCATGTCACTTTTTGAGAAGTACCGTGACACGAAAGGGAGCGGCCATGTGTTCCGCTTCTGGCGCATGTATGCAGACAAAGGCACGTTCAACGCAGCGATCAATAAAGGGCTGAAGATTGTTGGCGAGAGGATAGGGGAGCCAGGGCTGACGTTCTATGCCGCCCGGCACTCATGGGCAACGATAGCGGTCAACGACTGCGGCATAGACAAATGGACGGTACACCTGGCCCTTAACCACGTCGACCCCGCTACGGCTGTCACGGACATCTATATCAAGAAGTCGTGGAAACCTGTTGACGAGGCCAACGAGAAAGTCATAGAAACATTACTCCGTCAGAGCGCAGAGCCTTTACGATAAGCCGCATGATGTAACCCTGCAGCCAAGCGGCATCCTCGGTGCCAGGTTTAACATCATAGTATTCCATGACGGCATCCTGCAGATGGTCTATCTCATGCGACACGGTGTCCCACCATTGCTCAAGGCTTGTCGCACCACCGACAACCAAGACACTCATGCGCAGACTGGAACTGCTGAATGTGAACCCTTTGTTCAAGCGTCTCAGCAGCTTCTTCGTGCGCCTGATTTCACGCTTGCTTGCGCCCAGCGCCATAATCCATTCGCCTATCTCGTCAAGGTCCTCTTCCCCGATGTTGTAGGCGAATATGAAGGCCCACTTTCCCGCTATGTCCAGGTAGTGCTTATACATGTTACATGTATCTTTCCCAGTGGATAGGCACCCTCATGACATCCATCTTGGCTCTCCAGCATGCCAGCACTGCGGTCGGCTTACAGTCGGGGTCGTTGATGGTCTCGTTGATGTAGTTGACGATGTCCTTTTTCTCAGGCATCGTCTTCCGGTAGTCGGCAAGGCACATGTTATAAAGGTACCATGCGTCATAGACACTCTCCTCTTTGATGATG